ACTCAGGCACCCGTGGCAGGGCAAAACACCGATTTCTTCACAATCAGTTTACCATGGCCACAATCAACGCAACAATCGACATCCAAGAACGATTACCCAGCAAGTCCGGCTGGGCCCAGTTTAAGCGTTGGATCCTCGACAAGTTCGAGAAGTACGCGGTTTGCGGGAGCCAGGCTGACTTCGCAGACTTGCAGTGCTACCGCACAGATGAGCGCGTCCGAGCGTGTGTGCGGGCCGAGATGAGAGAGCATCTCGGTTATGAGAGTCGGGAGACGTGTGTTGGTAATGCTATCGACACCGTCTTGAGGGAGACTGGATACGACCTTGCGGACATGGGTGGTATTCGTCTTGCGAACAAGGGAGTGAAGCGTACGATGAGGGAGTGGGATGCGTATTTCCTGCGCATGGGTGTGGACCCACTCGCTGCCAGTGTTGGTGGCAAAGCCAAGATCGTGCCTAAGTTCGCAGCAGCTTGTGCTCTGCACATCCGCACCAAGTTGGGTGCGCTTGCCAACAGCGAGGCCAATGTGTTGCTAGTTCAACGCAAGTACCTCGAGCTGTGCCGCAAGCATGGTGTGCGAGACGTGGACACTGTGTTGCATCAGGGGTTTGTGATGAATGCAGTGTTTACCGAGAGCGTCCTTGACGATGTCGCAGCATCGCGAAAGCGATTGCCGGCGTGGATTCGGTTTCTGGAGGAGGTGCCAGCTACCGGGTCTGTGCCTGCGGCTATTTGTTGAGGACGCCCGGTGAAGGTGTACGGATGCCAAACGCGCTTGAATGATGCCTTGAGGGAGAGGGTCAAACGAGAGTGTAAGGGATCGTTGTGCGTACGCCGGAACGGGCTGTCCTGCAAGACTCGTGAGTTCACTGTACTCACGGGACTTGGCCCAGAACACAACCTGGGAGTTTACAACAACAGTGTGGACACCATAGAACGTGCCTTTGCAGAACGTTATTTTCTTTGCAAAGATGGGGAAGGCTTTAGGCCCGCGTTCGAGGTTGGTCCCTCGGCTTATCAGACGTCTGAATTTAGCGCATTCAGAAGTAGTGTCATGAGTCACATGCCAAATTTGCCCGTTTTGACTAGTCAACAGGTGGTTGATACTTATAGCGGTCCGAAGAAGCGCGTGTACCAAGAGGCACTTTATAGTCTAGAGAAAGACGCTCTGACAGAGATAGATTCTCATCTGTCAGCGTTTGTTAAGTTCGAGAAACAGGACGTTGAGAAGGCGCCGCGGGTCATCAACCCGCGTAGCCCTCGATACAACCTTCGGTTAGGTAAGTACCTTAAACATGCCGAGCACAAATTTTTCCGTGCCATCAATAAAGCTTATGGTGGCCGCACTTACGCTACTGTCATCAAGGGGTTGAATGCTGATGACGCAGCGTGCGTGTTAGTTCAGAAGTGGGAGCGATTCAGACGACCGGTAGCGATCGGGTTGGATGCCTCCAAGTTTGACATGCACGTCAGTGTGGCCGCTTTGCTGTACGAGCATTCTTTTTACAAGGCCTTGTTTCCCGGGAACAAGGAACTCCAGTGGTTGCTAAAGATGCAATTGCGTAATAGGGGGTTGGCTCGCGCGATGGATGGTACCGTGAAGTTCTCAATGGAAGGAACTAGATGCTCGGGTGACCTCAACACCTCTTTAGGAAACTGCATTATTATGTGTGCACTCATCTGGGTGTATGCCAAGGAACGCGGTGTTGAGTTGGAACTTGCGAATAATGGTGATGATTGCGTTGTGTTCATGGAAGCAGAAGATGAACAGCGGTTTCAAGCCGGATTGAGCGAGTGGTTTGTCACGAAAGGATTTGCCATGACCGTGGAACCGACTGTAGACGAGTTGGAGCAGGTGGAATTTTGCCAGAGTAGACCAGTTGAGTTGAGCACTGGCTGGCGAATGGTTCGTAACCTGGGGGCGTGTCTCAACAAGGACCCAATGTGCTTGTTGAGTGTCCCGAATGACAAAGTTTACAGGAAGTGGCTGGCCGCAATTGGGATGTGTGGCAGTCGCCTGGCAGCCGGTGTTCCGGTGTTGTCTGAGTTCTACGACGTGTTTAGTCGTGCGGGTACGAACTGCACTGACGGCATGTTGAGGGAAGTGTTCAAGAATCGCTCACAATTGCACTTAGCGCAGGGTTTGACCTCTGGATGCGTGGATGCCCGGTCGCGGGTGTCCTTCTACTACGCGTTCGGAGTGTTGCCCGATCATCAAGAAGCAATGGAGCGGTTTTACCACCAAGCTAGTGTTGGACCTTTTGGAACGACCGCGATCGACCGTGCGTGGTTGGTCGTGAGTCCCGGGTTTAATATTGTTACAGAGTCCAACTAGCGAGCAATATGGTGAAGCAACGTCAAATGACGAAGAAAACAACAATCAAGCGCAAACGCGCCCAGCAGCCGCTGCGGTTGCTACCCGCACGGTTTCCGCGTGCACCTGGTGACGACATGAACGTTCCATTCAATTTCACTTATCTTGGTGTCATTCCCGCTGGTAGTGGTGTCAATGGTGAATTGCTGGTACTCGGTCGTGGCACCACGTCCACGGGTTACACGTTCCTGAACACGGTGAGCAACCTGTTTAGTGCGAACTCACAGATCTACAGTCGATGGATGATTTCACGGCTCAAGGTCACAGTCCGTGCGACGGGTGTTGGTGGCACTGCCAACACGTTCATCGCTGCGTCGTACATCCCGAGTAACTCAACGCGGGATAGTCCGCCTGGCACACTGAGTGAGGTGTCGCAGGCCAACCACTATGCGGAATCATCGCTCGGTACGACTGGTACTTTCGAACTTAACTGTGCGGAGTACCACAACGATTGGCGTGAGACGAGCGATAGTGACGACAGCGATGCACAGGTGGGTTTGATTCAGCTCTACGAGTCCGGTTCAGGCGGTTCGACCGCTCAGACGGCCGGTGTAGTGACTGTTAGCGGCGTCCTCCACTTCTGTGGGCTGCGCGCGTAAGCTGCTGAGTTGTTGTAGTAGTGTGTGTTGGGAAGGGTCGTCCCAAGTGTGGGGTCAAGTAGGTATAGCCGCGTGCATGTATCACATTGTAACGTCTAGCAATGTGTGTGGACAACATGTAGCCGAGGAAGACGGTACGGACAAGATCACCACAGCCTGAGAACACACGCACCACTTGCAGTCAGC